TATGGCTAAAGGATTTTTAGTACAAATGGATGATGGTAGAAGATTGACAGTATCCTTAAAAGGATTCGATCATCCTGCACGTATAAAAATGTTACAAGAGCCTCTTAAGTGGATAGGAGAAACTATCTTATTTACAGGAATGCATCCTGTAAAAGAAGGTGGAGTTCCTCGTCACGCTCACTATACTGATGGAAACATAAGAGACGCTAAATAATGGGCGATTTACCTAAAAAAGGTACTTGGATAATGATTATCAAAACAGTGCCTGCGATAGAAACGTTTGCACCTTTATTCAGTATATGGTATGCTTTACCTAGTGGAAAATTTATTCTAGGAGATGAAGATAGAATTGAACCACATATTGAATATGATATTGAATGGCCTTTTCAGTCTATGAGAACTTTAAAACATTACGTAAAAGCGTATTTGAAAGATAAATCTCTTGTAGATGGTGATGAGTTAAAAGCTGTGGAGTATACTTTAAATAAATGGGATATTAAACATCAAGCTAAAATCCTTACTCCTTTTGGCACAAGTATAATTCAACCTGAAGAATACAATGTTATTGATTTTAACTCTTATTTAGAGTGTATTAATAATGGTAGTTTTCAAGTTAAGTTTATGCATAAAAATAAGACAGCTAAGAATACTGCTAAAGATCAACTGTTCTATATTAGATCTAGGGGAATATCTTTATCATCTGCTTTAGGGATGGTTTCTGGGATAATTAAATCTCAGAATGCTTTGTATATGTTAGCTCATCCAGAATATCAGAAAATCTTTTGTGAGTATTTTGAAAGATATAATGCTAAACAATTAATGTATAGGTCTGAGAAGATTTCTAAATCTATAGACAATGAACAGTATTTCTTTGATATGGAGGAAGCTTCAAAAATTAACCAACAATACTATAAAAATGACAGATAATATATTAAATGAAAGTGAGATAAAGGTTGGTTACTATACCTCTGATAAAGGAAATGAAGCCTTTAAAACCTTAAAAGAGAAGAAATCTACTAAAGTTAAAGAGTTTTGGACAAAAGGTGCTTCATATAGTACTGATAATGATTTTGATAAATATGAAATGTTAGTAGTTATTTATGAAATCATTGATGGTATAGTATATGCTTTATTCGCAGATAGGAAGTATCGTTTACCTTATGCAGTCTCTTTTAAAACTAAGTTTTTAGATAAGCTAGAACTTAGAATTAAAGATGATGGTAAAGTCCCTAATGGATGGAGAGGTAGAGCTAGTATTGATGACCTAATTGATTTAAACAAGAAACCAGTATGATAAAAACGTATGTAATAGATTTATTCGCAGGTGCTGGAGGAACCAGTACTGCAATATTTGAGAGTAGAACTAATATAGAAGTTGTCTGGTGCATTAATCATGATAGCACTGCATTACGTTCTCACTACGCGAACTATCCTTATTGTATACACTCTACTGAAGATATCAGAACATTTGATTTAACACCTTTAATAAGAAAAGTGAATGAGCTAAGACGATTAGAGCCTACTTGTAAGATAGCGATTTGGGCATCCTTAGAATGTACTAATTTTAGTAAAGCTAAGTGTGGGCCAAAAGATGCTGATAGTAGAACTTTAGCTGAGGATATGTTTAGATACTTAGATGGTATCCAACCTGACTTCTTCTGGGTAGAAAATGTAGAAGAGTTTAGAGATTGGGGGCCGTTAGACTCCTGTGGAAATCCTGTTGGAGTGATGAAAGGAACATCCTATGACAGTTGGATTAAGACATTGGGTAGAGAATACTTCCAACCTTTGTATTTTGATGAGAATTTGATATCTGCAGATTATGGTGGAGTAACTATTAGAAAAAGGTTATTCTTACAATTTGCTAAAAATATTTTAGATATTGGAAAGCCTACTCAGACACATTCTAAGTGTGGAGTTACTCATCGTAAGTGGAGAGCTGTAAAAGAAGTTTTAGATCTTGGGAATATAGGTAAATCTATATTTACGAGAAAAAGACCTTTTGTTGTAGCTACTCATAGAAGGATATATAAAGGTCTAGGTAAGTTTGGCCCAAAGGAAGGTACAAATTTTGGCATAAAGTATTATGGACAAGATGGTCACCAAGATGTAGAACAGCCCAGTGCGACATTGACAACTAAGGATAGAATTTCTTTAGTTCATTTAAAGACTGGAGGTTTTATGCATAATCCACAATATGGAGGTAGCAATAGAAGTTTTGATAAACCTAGTGCTACTTTAATTGCTAGGCAAGATAAAGCTCCTATGGGTATTACTATGTATCAATATGGTGATACAATTCCCGAGATATTGAATTCTGACGACGAGTATATGGTACTGATTAAGAAGTATTGTATTCAACACGGAATTTCTGATATTTTAGTGAGACCACTAACAGTTAGTGAGATGCTGAAGATTCAAGGATTTCCTAATTGGTATGAACTCAAAGGAACACAAACTGAACAGAAGAAACACATTGGAAATTCTGTTGAGGTAAAAGTAGGTATAGCCTTATTTAGAGCAATAGATGAGCGTATTCAAAAAAATGTAGCATAATGACTAAATACAAAGGATATATGCAGACTAAGTATCCCTACAGAGGGGAGATTGCTTTAGTAGGTATCAATTGGACATATGCTCATCAAGGAAATGATGTAGCTATTGATTATCCTGGGCACGAAATTTATGATGAACGAATAGGAGAAATTCACCTAATAAGAACAATTATGACAAAAGCTGAAGCAGGGTTCCAAAAAGAGCTGAAGAGACTCAAGGAGAAAACTGATAAAATGTTTGTCAGCATTGCTATCCTTATGGGTTCATCATCTGAATGGACACCTAGACCAAAAATATCACCAACAACTCAATACTCTAAACCTTATGACTAGAAATATGTTTAAATTAAGAATCAGTATAGAAGGTGATGCTGGTCTAGAGTGGAGAGATTTTTACTTAGATGTAAATCATATCTATGGTTGGTATGTACCACCATTAGAAAAGGAAACAGGTCCTAGTATAGTAATTTTCGTAAGTGGAGATGCTTACATAGTTAAGCAAGAGCCTAAAATAATGACATTTTTAGAAAAAAATCTTATGTAGTATGGTGATATTTGAATACTGCCCAATATTAGGGCTTAAAAATTGGAAATTTATTGGTGAATCTATCAGGGTTGATCCTGGAATAAAGAACCATAAGTTGCCTTCGAGTAAAGAAAATTCAACTTTTTGTAGAACTTTTAAAACACAACACAAAGCTAATGGACGAATATCTAAACCCATCAGAGGAGAAGACGAGTAATTGTCTTCACTGTGGCAAACCTTGTGATAAAGATTTCTGTTCTAAAAGATGTGCAGAGATATGGATAAGAGAATAATTAATCATTAAAACAAAAACCAAAAAATGGGAAACCCAAATCAATAAGAACGAGAGTAAAGTGAATAATTAATTAATTAAATAATAAATATGAAAACTTACATTGGATTAAAAGTCATCAAGGCTAGACCTATGACGAAACAACAGTACTGTGATTACAGAGGATGGGACGTTCCTGCTAACGAAGACCCAAGTGAACCTATTTACTTAGTAGAATATGAAAAGGATGAAAACTCAAAACCTAATCATCCAGATCACGAAGGATATATCTCTATGAGTCCTAAACACGTATTCGATAAAGCTTACCGTGAAATAGATGGTGCTACTTTTGGAGTAGCAATAGAGGCCGCTAAAAGAGGTAAAAAAGTGGCTAGAAAAGGTTGGAATGGTGCAGGAATGTTTGCATACATAGTTCCAGCTAACAGTTTCCCTAGCTTAACTGATGCTGCTAAAGAAACATTCGGTGAAATGACACCTTATAGAACTTATTGGGCATTAAAGACAGCTCAAAATGATATAGCTACTTGGGCACCAAGTGGTAGTGATAGTTTAGCTGAAGACTGGGTAATTTTAGATTAAAAGATGAAAGCAATTATAATCAAAGGAGATAAAATTACTCCACAAGATATAGAAGATTCTATTGATAAAATAGAATATATTAAAATGGGTAGAAAAATTATGGTATGCCATATAACTTTGTGTAATAAACATGAAGTTATTGGTATGGCAGGTGTAGTAGACCCATTAACATTTGATTCGTCAATTGGAGAAAAGGTTTCTTTTAGTAGAGCTAGAGATGAAGTGTATAAACATCTAGGTTCTGTATTACAGAATCAGATAGCTTTAGAATTTGGAGACTAATGAAGAGAACGACTAGCGTAATAGATATTATGAAGGAGTATAGTGATTTCTATAACCTTCAACTTCGTATGGAAAGGCTAGACAATCCTACACAGGAAGAGTTTTGGATGCTATGGGTATCTGAAGCTCTTGCTCTAGGGTTAATTTTAGACTACGTGCCTGAGAAAGATATGGATAGCTTTCAATTATTTGATGGCTTGACATATGATTGGTATGAAGACAAGATTATATACGAGGGAACATCTAGGGAAGAGGAAAAGAGATATTATCATACTGAAAGGCTTTTAGGAACAACTAAATATACTCCAGACGGGGTCATTATTTGGAATCCTAAAGTAAAGAACATTCTTTTTAACGATTTATTCGAAAAAGGAGACTGTTATTTTAAAGCACAATATGTAGATAACAAATGGGTAACAGTATTTGATGTTAAGGCTCCTAAAGGAGTGAACAGAGATTCTGATATACCTTTTAGCTTTACTAGAAAATGGATATGGCAGAGATACCACATTTACGTCAACAAAGTAATGTGTATTCCACCTAAGCCAAAGGACACAGGTTATCTATACAAAGATGTATGGACACCTCAACGTTATATGATGAGTGATGCTTTAAGAAAGCAGAGGACTCTTCATTATAAAGTAATAGGAGCATTAGATTATTTATTTAAACATAAATTATGAACTATTTAGCAATATTAGATTACTCGACAGGTACAATTCATATTGAACCAGATCCTGCGAAAAATAACAAAGGTGACTCTGAGGATGATTTTGATTATGATGAATACATATCGAATACTTTTGGGAAAATGGACTATCATTATATGGTAGGTAACAGTATAAGTCTTAATGTATGATTTTAACAGGAAAATGCAAAGTAGATTTTGAGAAGTGGTTTACTGATGAAATTGAAAGAACTGAGCAAAGTTTAACTAAATTAGGAAGGGTTTTAGTAGTAGATGAATTTTATACTAGAATTATACAATCAATGCAATACGGTGTTTATGTAGATTTCTTTTGGCAAACTAAAAAGATGTTAATTACATTAAAATCAGACGATATTTTAAGTGGAGATATTGAAATAGACGAAGCACGAACTAAAGCAATAGAGAAAGCAAATGAACTATATAATAACAAAACACCCTGAATTTTTTAAAAATATAGGGACGTATAACTTTTGTAATTTGGAGGATATGATTCTTCCAGTCACATTAGCGTTGGATACAGAGACAACTGGATTAACCCCCAGGAACTACGACATATTTTGTGTGCAGATAGGTACGAAGAAGGATAATTATATTATTCATATGTACGATGAGAATTATGTGTTTAGTGATCTTGCTCCATATTTGGATGATAAGATTTTAATATTCCATAATGCTTTATTTGATTTAGGCTTTATGTATAAGTATGGATACTTTCCCCGAGATGTAAGAGATACGATGTTGGCGAGTAAAATATTATACAATGGCCAATACGAGGAAGTCTTCGAGAGTTGGAGACCCGTGATGCACAATTTTGGTGCCTGTATGAAAAGAGAACTCAAGCAGGTATATGATAAGACTACGCAAAAGAATATACACTTAGTAAAACTTAGTGTACATACTGCGATTACTTATTCATTCAATGATGTGGACAGATTAGAGGAATTGCACGAAGCTTTAATGGTTAAGTTAGAAGAGAATGGACAGATGGAAACTTATAAGTTACACTGTAGGTTCGTGAAAGCTTTAGCCTATATGGAACAATGTGGTTTACCTATTAATCCTGAAAAGTGGAAAGCTAAAATGATTCAGGATATTAAAAATACTGAAGAATGGCAACGTAAGATTGAGGAATATATTTTTAATACATTACCACAATTTGCAGATAATCAAATTGATATGTTTGATATGAAGAAGAGAATCTTAGTGAAGATTACTTCTCCTAAACAAATGATCAAAGTATTTGATGCTTATGACATACCTACGAAGGATAAAGATGGTAAGGACTCTATTAAAGAGAACATTATCAGTAAGTCTAAACATCCTTTCGTAGATATATGGGCACATTATCAAAATGCTAAACACAGAGTAACAACTTTTGGTGCGAAAATTTATGATAGAATAGAAGATAATCGTGTATTCACGAACTTTAATCCTATGGTAGATACAGCGAGGCTTAGTTCTAGACGAGGTAATATTAATTTCTTAAACTTTAGTGGAGATAAGGTCACTCGAGATTGTTTTCAGTGTCAGCCAGGCAATAAAATGATTGTTTGTGACTGGTCTGGTCAAGAGACTGTAATTGCTGCTGATTTTAGTGGTGATGAAGCGATGACTAAATCTGTTATCGAGGGAGCTGACTTACACTCGTTATTAGCGAGAGTATTATTTCCTGAATTAGCTGATTTAACTGATGATGAAATTATGACCAAACATAAGGATAAAAGAACTGCGAGTAAAGCTCCTAGATTTGCTATGTCTTATGGTGGAAATGCATACACTCTTCACGTAAATGAAGGAATTCCTATGGAAAGAGCGACTGAAATCGAAGTAGGTTTCAAAGACTTGCACGAGGGACTCTATGAATGGGGTAATATGATGTTTATTGAAGCAATTTCTGTTGGATATATTCAAAGTGTAGATGGATGGAGATTACAACTTCCTAAATATGGCACTTACTTGAAAATGGAAGCAGATGTTAAAGAAATGTCTAGAGAAGATTGGACAGATTATTCTAATGGAAAGAAAGAGTATAAAAAAGAGAAAGAAGCTGAAGAAAAAGATGAGCTTTATGAAACAAAAGATGCATATGCCTTAAAATATTACAAAAGCAAGGTAAGGTCCATCTCTAATTTCTTTAAACTGAAGTCAGAATATCAACGACTGTGTTTAAATAGTCCTGTTCAAACTGCAGGTGCCCATCAATTAAAATTAGCGATAGCTCTTATGTTTGAGTGGATTGTAGAAGAAAATTTACTATGGAAAGTAAAAATCTGCAACTCTGTGCATGATGAAATTATTTTAGAGGCTCCAGAAGACTTAGCAGAAAGAGCTAAAAATACACTAGAAAAATGTATGATAGATGGTGGTAATCATTATCTAGAAGAACTAACAATTAAAGCTGACGCTCATATAGGAGATAGTTGGTATGAAGCAAAATAATTATGAACACACTAGAATATGCATTTAAAATAGACCAATTTGTTTACTTATTAGTAAACAATCAGATTAAAAGAGCACTTGTACGTGCAGTTCAATGTAGTAAGAGTAGTGAGAAAGAAACTGTTCAATATACAATTTCTTATAAAGAATTCTCTGAGGATAAACCCTCCTCACACGTACACGAACAAGTAGAATTGTTCAATACGAAAGAGGATTTATACAAATATCTTGATAATAATGTATCATTATGAGTATAGGAAATAACATATACAAAGGATTAATAGGAGCTGCGATTATGATTGTAGCAATTTGTATTCTTATAGGAATAGGTGTAGGGTATTTATTAAATTGGATATTTTGAAACCGAGCGATAAATACCTAAAACCTAGAAGACAGAATATGATCCAACATCTATTAGAATATCAGTTTAAGCAGACTGGTAGAACAATGATGGATACCTTAGATGATGACAGATGGTATTATAATTGGACAGTGACGAGAGAACAGCGTATGGAATTTGAGAAGTACGCTATCTCTGTAATCAAGAAAGTATTTAAGTGTAACAGAACTAAAGCTAATATAACCTATGAATGGTTTATTGAAAACTTTGGGTTAAAAATTAAAAACTAATTATGAATAAAAAAACACCTAAAAAAGATGAATTTTGGGGTATTTACTCTTGGAGATTTATATTAATCTTAGTTGCGATTTCGTGTATGGTTGCTTTTATAATGTTTAGTATTATAGTAGGATGGACATAGACATAGAAAGAGAATATCTCACTGATACAGTATATGCTCAAGAAAGAGCAGCATTGATGGAGCAGGAATACTACGAATTTAGAGAGCCTGCAAAGGTAACAGCTAAAATAACTTTTAAAACCACAACAAAAGATGAAAATAGAATTAACACCCCACCACTTTCTAGAACTAGCGAAAAAATCGTACAGTCTGGACATGATTTACCTATTAAGTCTTCTTGATGCAGGATTTGATTTAGGACCTTTAGGTCAAAGTGCTAGAATAAAAAATATAATAGCAGGACTGATGAGGAAAGAGCTAATAACTAAAGATATTAAAATTACTCTACTTGGTAAGAGTGTTTTAGATTTTACTAAAACTACTGAGGGAGTTACTTTAGCGAAAAAGAAGAATCCTGTAGAATCTTTTGATGTTTGGTGGAAAATTTACCCAGGTACTGATGGATTTAAACATCGTTCTAAAACATTCCCCCTGACTAGAAACTTAAGAGGAAATAAATCTAAAGCTCTTCTGTATTGGAATAAGATTATAAATAAGGGGGAGTATACTGCACACGAGATAATCGAGGCTACTAAATTTGATGTACTTCAACGTAAGGAGATGTCTGTTAAAAAAGGTAAGAATCAATTGACTTTTATGCAGAATAGTGCTACTTATTTATTTCAGGATACTTATGAAGCTTTTGTAGAACTAATCAAAGATGGTACTATCATCGAGAAAGGACCTACTAAAGGTAGAGAAATAGATATTTAATGGATTTTAGCGACTTAAGAAAGGATGTAGATGATGGAAGAGCAGGGAAGAATAAAGGAATTCCTATGGGCTTTGATCGTTTAAATCACTACATAGGCCTACGTAAGAAGATGTACTTCTTAGTTGGAGGCTTAACAGGTAGTGGAAAGACCTCTTTTATAGATGATGCATTCGTATTAAACCCAATAGAATGGGCGCTGTCGAAATTAAATAAGAAAGGGCAGAAGCTCAAGATTATTTATCGTTCGATGGAGAGAAGCAGAAATTATAAAATAGGCAAATGGGTATCTAGAAAAATATTCTTAGATACTGGGAGAATTATACCCTTAGGTAAACTATTAGGGTGGACTGGTCGTTTAGACGACGATGACTATGCACTGTTCTTATCATATGAGGATTATGTGACTGATTTATTAAGCATTGTAGAGATTATTGATGGTACAGCTAACCCTATTGGAATAGCTACTCACATAAAAGATTACGCTTTAGCTAATGGTAGTGTGAAAAAGGTGTCTAAATATGAAAGTATTTATACACCAGATGACCCTAGTATAGTAACAATTGTTGTTATTGACCACATAGGATTGTTAAAAGCTACTAAAGATTTCCCTACAAAGAAAGCGA